GTCAGGCGATGTTATCTCCCCTGGAAACAGCCGGAGGGCGCCGGAGCTGGTCGAGCTCGTCGCGCCGCGCCTGGAAACCGGCCGGCCTTCCGACGTCGTCGGCTCCTATGGCGCCGAGGCGGCCGGATGGATTCGCTCCTATATGCGGGCCGAGCTCCGGCCGTGGCAACGCTACGCGCTCGAGCGCTTGCTCGAGCATCGCGCCGATGGATCGCTCCGCTGGCGGCGCGTGATTCTCACCGTCTCGCGACAGTCGGGAAAGAGCGTCCTAGCTCGCGGCATCTGCGGCTGGCGCGTCGGCGCCGCCGACGTGTTCGGCGAGCCTCAAGAGGTTTTGCACGTCGCGAATCTCCGCTCGACCGCGGCGCGAATCTGGAAGGACGCCGCACATGAGCTGCAGCAATCGGTCGGCGCCGTCATCCGACGCTCGAACGGTCAAGAGGCGATCGAGCTCGCCGACGGCTCGGCCTGGCGGCTCGCCGCGTCGACGCTCGACGGTGGCGTCGGCTCGAGCGTATCTCTCGGCTTCGTCGACGAGGCTTGGCGCGTCTCGCGCGACGTCGTCGACAGCTCGATCGCGCCGACGATGCTCGAGCGCGCGTCGCCTCAGCTCATTCTCGTCTCGACCGCCGGCGACGGAGGCTCGACGCTACTGCTCGAGGATCGCGACGCCGCGATCGCTCAGCTCCATGATCCCGACGCCGCGCGCATCCTCTTGCTCGAATGGTCGGCGCCGCCGGAGGCTTACGTCGACGACCTCGAGGCCTGGAGGCTCGCCTCGCCGCATTGGACGCCGAGCCGGCTCGAGGCTCTTCAACACGCCTTCGCGACGACGCCGTCGGAGTCAGACTGGCGCCGGCAGTACCTCAATCAATGGGTGCTCGCCGCGCGCTCTTGGATCGCGCCCGGACAGTGGGCCGAGGCCGCGCGGCCGGAGCTCGAGCTCCCCGCGGCGCCGGCCGGCACGATCGCGATCAACGACCAGGACGGCTCACCGGGCGCCTGCGGGTATGTGCTCGCCGTGCTCGACGCCGGCGGCGACGTCCTCGTCACCGGCGCCGCCTTCCCCTCGAGGCGCGCTCTATGGGCCGAGCTCGAGGCTCTAGTCGCGCGCCGGCGCGGCGCCACCCTGCTCTTCCCGCCGTCCTTCGCCGAGCATGTCGCGAAGCTTCGGGGCGCCGAGGCTATCAAGGTCGGCACGGCCGAACAGCGCGCCGGCTACGGCCCGACGCTCGCCGCGATCGCCGACGGCCGCCTCCGGCACGACGGCGGCGAAGCGCTCACCCGCCAGATTCTCACCGCGACGCCGGTAACCGTCCCGGACGTCGGCACGACGCTTTCGGCGAAGCGCTCGCCTGGGCCGATCTTTCTCGCGCGCGCGGCCGTCTGGGCGATCGGCTTCGAGCTCCGGCCCGAGCGGCGCCGGCGCGCGATGATCGTCTCCGGCTAGAGCTCTTCCTCATCGGATTCGACGAGGGCGCCCGAGCTCGAGCTCCGGCATCCTCGAGGCCGTGCGTCTCTTCGCTCGAGCCGAGTCCGTCGCCGCGCCGGCGCGGCGGCGCGCGGCCATCTCGACGTCGAGCTCGCTCGCGGTTTCGGAGCTCGCCTGGCTCGCCGAAGGTGTCTCGCGGGAGGCCGCGCTCTCGATCCCGGCCGTCCTCGCCTGCCGTAACCTCGTCGTCGGCGCGGCCGTTCAGATGGGCATCTATCGCTACCGCGGTCAAGACCGGCTCGATCCGGGCTGGCTGCTCACCCGGCCCGATCCGTCGACGAGCTGGCCCGCGACGCTCGCCGGCACCGTCGACGACCTCCTATTTAACGGCCGCGCCTACTGGAGCGTCCTCGAGCGCGACGCCGAGGGCTACCCGACTAGATGCCGCTGGACGCCGTTCTCTGACGTTACGCCGGAGCTCGACTCGACCGGCGGCTCCTGGGCCGAGCTCCGCGGCTACCGCGTCGCCGGCCTTCGCGACGTGCTCGGCGTCGACGCGCTGATCCGTTTCGACTCGAGCCTCCCGGCGATGCTCACGATCGGCGGCCGGACGTTCGCCTCGGCGATCGAGCTCGAAGAGGCCGCGCGCCGGCTCGCGAGCGTCGAGCTCCCCGCCGGCGTCCTCAAGAATGAGGGAACCGAGCTCAGCCCGGACGAAGGCAAAGAGATAGTTGCCGATTTTCAGGCCTCGAGGCGCGACAACGGGATCGCCTTTTTGCAGGGGATTAGCTACTCGCGGGAGGCGATTATGCCGGCCGACCTCCAGCTCATCGAGGCCCGAGCGAACGTCGCGACCGACGTCGCGCGCCTCTTCAACGTCCCGGTAGCGATGATCGGCGCGAGCCCGAGCGGCGGCGCGAGCGCGCTGCTTTACTCGAACCTTTCGCAACAGCTCGCGATCCTCGTCTCTGGCGCCGTCGCGCCTCATCTGCGCACGATCGAGGACACGCTCTCCGACCAGGCGATGCCGCGCGGGCAGGCGGCCGCCTTTGACGTGCAGACCTTCCTACGTTCCGACCCGACGGCCGCGGCCGACTATGCAATCGGCCTCTACGGCGCCGGCCTCATCACCGTCGACGAGGCCCGCGGCTTTCTCGGCATCCCGAGCGCGATCGCCTCCCCGAACCTCTCACCCGGAAAGGTGTAACCCGATGCTCAGATTTGAGATGGACGTCCTCGCCGCCGACCTTATGACGCGCACGATCGAGGGCGTGATCGTCCCCTATGGGGAGGCGGCGCGCGTCCCTGGTCATCCGGCGCCGCTTCGCTTTAGCTCCGGCTCTGTTCGGCTCGCTCGAGCCCGGACGCCGCTCTTGCTCGACCACGACCGCGGCCGCCCGGTCGGCGTCCTCGCCGAGCTCCGCGACACTCCCGCCGGCGCCTTCGCGACTTTCCGCATCGACCAGACACCCGCGGGCGACGAAGCGCTCACTCAAGCGGCGAGCGGATCGCGCGGCGCCTTTTCGATCGGCGCCGAGCTCGACCCCGGCTCGACCGCGGCCGGCGCCGACGGCGTCGTCGACGTTCGAGGCTCGGCCGTCCATGAGGTTTCGCTACTCGCGCTCGGCGCCTTCCCTGGCGCCGGCGTTACCCGCGTCGCCGCCGAAAGCGACGAGCCCGAGGCCGAGCCCGTCGCCGCGCCCGTCGAGCCCGACGAGGACGAGGACGAGGACGAGGACGACGACCCCGATTCTGACCCCGCCGGCGCCGCCGGCAACCCCGACCAGGAGGCTTTACCGATGGATGCAACCCTCGAGGCGGCGCCGACGATGATTCTCGCCGAGCGCTCGCCGTCACCGCGCGAGCTCACCGCCGGCGAATACGCGCACCTCTCGATTCGAGCTCAGCAGGGCGACCGCGCCGCCCGCCAGATGATCGAGGCCGCGCTCACCGAGACAATCTCGACCGACCTCGCCGGCGTCCTTCCCCCGCAATACGAATCGAGCGTCATCGGGCCGGCGCCGGTCGACCGCGTCCTCTACGACGTGTTCCGCGGCCGGCCGCTTCCGGGCGTCGGGCTCCAGGTGCAAAAGCCGACGTGGACGACGCCTCCGGTCGGCGCCTGGGCCGCGACCGTCGACGCCGACGCGACGACCTCAAAGGCCGTGATCGGCCTGAACGCCGCGACCATCGAGCGCTGGGACTGGGCCTCGGCGCTCTCCTATACGGCCGTTCAGCGCTCGAGCCCGGACGCGATCAACACGATCTATGCCGCGGCCGTCCAGAACTTCTATCTGGCGGTTGAGATCAAGATCGCGAATCTCGCGATCGCGACCGCCGGCGCGCCCAACGCGGCGATCAAGCTCGGCGACGGGATCGCGGCCTTCTATGCGCGGTCGGGCCGAGCTCCCGAGGTTATCGTCGTCTCACCCGATGAGTGGGGATTCCTCGCCGACGCCGGCGGCCTGGTTCCGCCGATCGCGATGAGCGGCGCGAGCGTCGACGCCGGCGCCGGCGGCCTGCGCTCGACCTTCGCCGGCCTGCCGATCGTCGCCTCCGGCGCTCTGCCGTCGACGACGAAGCTGCTCGCGACCCGGCGCGCGCTCGACGTCCGAGTCACCGATCCCGTGCAGCTCACGGCGAACGCGATCGGCGCCCTCAATGTCGAGCTCGGCGTCGTCGGCGAAGGCCTGTTCGACGCCGACGTCCCGCTCGAGCTAATGCTCCTGACCGCCGGCGCGCCGGTGTTCGCCGACGCCTCGAGCTCGAAGGGCTCCCGCTAGAACGATGGCGGCTTGGCTCACGGTTGAACTCGTCGCCGCTTACCTCGACCTTCCGGGCGACGTCTCCGGCGACGACAACCTCGCGACCTCGACCGCGGCCGTCAAGGCCGCGGTCGAGCGTCGACGCTCCGACCTGCAGCTCACCGTCGTCGACGCGATCGCGCCCGACGACGTCCTCGCCGGCTCGATTATGTGGGCCGGCCTGCTCTATCAGACCCGGAACTCGCCGAGCGGCTTTACCGGCTTCGGCGATGAGACGATGATTTACGACGCGCTCGGCGCGCGGCGCGCCGAGGTTATGCGCCTGATCGGCTGGCGCCGCCCGGTCGCGGTATGACGGAGCTCGACGAGGCCGACGTCGACGCGCTGATCGTCGCGAGGACGTCGGCGGCCGGCACCGCCCGCGCGGCCGCGCTCGCGCTGCTCGAGGGCTCCGGGATCGAGGCGAGCTCCGACGCCGGCGCCTTTTTCCCGCAACCCGTCGGCGTCCTCGTCGGGCTCCCGACGCTCGTCTCCCGGACGCTCGCCGCTCGAACGTTCGAGCTCCCCGTTACCGTCGTCTCCGGCGACCCGCTCAATTCCGAGCTCGCCGTCGACCGCCTCTACGCGCTCGCCGACGACGTCGCCGGCGCCCTGCGAACCTTCGCCTATCGGCCGACGAGCTGGCGCGGCGGCGTCAACGCTGAACCGCTCCCGGCGATCGAGCTCACCGCGACCCTGACTATCTCCGAGGAGGCCACACAATGAGCGTAGTTTTCGCCGATTCCCGGCTCGGCCCCGGCACCCTGACACTCGGCGGCGCCGAGTACGGACAGCAAATCACCAACGTCGTTCTCACCCCGACGATCGACTCGACCGACGGCACCCCGACCCTCGCCGATCCCGAGCCTCTACCCGAGCAGAAAGAGACGTGGGCGCTCGAGGGCTCAGCCATCCAAGACTTCGAGCTCGCCGCCGGCTTCGTGAACTACTGCTTTGACAACGCCGGCGACGAAGTTGCCTTCGAATGGACGCCAATGACGGCCGACGGTACGAAGTGGACGGGCACCTGCCTGGTCACGGCGATCCCGATCGGCGGCGACGCCGGCGTCCAAGTCACCGCCGACTTTTCGTTCGCCGTCAACGGCCGCCCGACCCGTGTTCCCGGCGTCCTCGGCGCGACCCGCGCGAAGGCGGCGACGCCGTGATAAAGATTCGAGGCCGCGTCGAGCATCGCGACGGCCGCCTCGAGGACTTCACCGCCGGCGCCGCGGCGCGGGCCGAGTGGGAGCTCTACGCGCACCGGCACGGGCTCAGCGTCGACGAGGCGCCGATCCTCTCGCTGCTCGTCGTCGCCTGCTACGTGCTCACCGGCACCCTCGAGGGCTTCGAGGGCTGGCGCGCCGACGTCGTCGACGTGGAGGCCGAGCTCGACGAAGGCGTCGCCGTCCCTCCTACCCTGCGGGAAGCGTCCGGCGAATGATCGCCGAGCTCGCCGTGATCCTTCGCGTCTCGCCGGCCGAGCTCCTGGAGCTCGACGACTCCGACCTCGCGACCCTCGTCGACGTGATCGGCGCGCGATGAGTCTCTTTCACATTGAGACGGCCGGGCTCGAAGAGACGAAGAGCGCTTTCGACGAGCTCCAGGCGAAGCTAGGCGCGATCGACAAAGGCGAGCTCCGAGCGGCGAGCGTCGGGCTCTCCGGCGAGCTCGCCGGCGCGCTGCAGGCGAACGCGGCCGCCTCCGGCGTCCCTGTCGCCGCGCGCGTCGCGCGCTCCGTCCGGGCGAAGGCTGGCGGCTGGCCTGGAGTCTCGATCGGCGGCGCCGTCCCGGCCGGCCGCGACGGCACGATCGCGGCCAAGCTCCTATGGGGCTCCGAGCGCGGGCCGGCGAGCTCGCCTAACCGCTTCGCCGTCGCTCCGAACGCCGGCGGCTACTGGATCGCGCCGACCACGGCCGCTTTCAAGGCCGGCCCTGGCATGGCCCGCTTTCGCGCCGTCGTCGACGAGCTGATCGGGAAGGTCAAGCTGGACTAGGCGATGGCTGGAAACATCATTATCAGCGTCGGCGCCGACACGGCTAAGGCCGTCGCCGGCCTCGGCGACGTCAACAAAGCGCTCGACGCGACGGCGAGCGCGGGCTCGCGCGTAAAGAGCGGGCTAAAGAGCGCGATGATCCCGGCGGCCGCGGCCTTCGCCGGCGTCACCGCGGCCGCGGTCAAGTGGACGAAGGCGGCGATGGAAGATCAGGCCGTGCACGAAAAGCTGGTTACCTCG